GCGCTTTTCGCGGTTTTGGGGACGGCGGTGACGACGTGGCTCGATGTACGCGACCTAAAGCGTGAAGTACGTGTCATCCAAGAAGACTTAGCCCGTCGGCCGGCGCCGAAGGAGTAAAAACGATGGCTTTGCCAGGCGATCCGCCTCTTTCTCAGCGCAAGCGCCCCGACATCGTAGGGCAGGCCCGCGTGGCGGACCGCGAGCAGGCGGGGCCGCTGTCGTTTACGCCGGATGGGCTGGCGCAGCGCATCTACGGCCCTGCCGCGCGGCGTCGAGAGGTGCCGCCCGCGGTGCCGGCGCGTACGCCTATGCGCGAGCAGGATCGCTAGATGGCCGAGCGCAGCGGCGGTCTCCTACGCGGCCTGCTGGAACGGCTCACCGGGAGCGAGAGCCGGGAGAAGCTGGCGGAAGAAGGGCGGAAGCGTCGGGAAGAGCTGCGAGAAACGTTCCGCGACCCGTCGGCTAGGGGTGGAGGCGAACGGGTGCCGTCGACGATCGGCGGCTCTCAGCCGCTGTTGCGAGGCGGCCAAGCAAAGTCATTCGACGAGCTGTTCCCCGTCGGGAAACGAAAGAAGAACGACGGCAAGGATCCGAGCTTCAACTGACATGCGATTTGCCGCGCTTGTGCTGTGCTGCTGCCTGTCAGGCTGCCTGCCGCCTGCGGCTGGGCGTTACGAGATGACGAGCGTTGTCGTGGACGAGCAGGTGCTTCTGTTTGACAGTGCCACAGGCCAGTTCCACTGGCAGGTGGTGCCCGAGCCGCCGACGGAGCTTTAGCGCATGGCCGTCACTTTCCGCAACAACTACATCGAGATCACGGCGGGCGCCAACCAGAGCATCGCGAGCGGCGACATCTCTGCCGGCGGTTTTACTCAACTCCGGGTGCGCAAAATCCGGTGGGTAGCCGCAAGCGGCGCCGTGGTGGGGCACAACGCGCAGATCCTGGACGATAGCGGCGGTAACGTGATCTGGGAAGCGGTGGTGACGGCGATAGGCGCGGGCGGCGAGTTTCAGACGGAGAGCGACTTCGTGCAGGGCTTCGATCTGCGCGCCACCGACCTGACGGGCCTGCGCGCGACGGTTGACAGTGGCGTGCTGTACATCTACCTGGGCGGCAACGTTAGCGTTGCCTAGCGGAGGGCGGAGCCGTGTTTGACATTTTATCAAGCCTGTTGCCGGTGCTCGCAAGCGCGCTGGCGCCTGTCGTGACGGAGGGCGTCAAGTCGGTTGCCGACGTGCTCGGCAAGAAAGTGCCGAAGATGCTGAAAGCGCCGCTCTCGATCGTGTTCGGCGCCGCGATTAGCGCCCTGCTGGGCGGCGATCCAACCGTGGGCGCCGCTGTCGGCGGCGCGGGCGCCGTCGGTTTCAAAGTCGGCAAAACCTCGTAGTGCGCCATGGCTCGCGTTGCCCGCGTGACCGTCTCGCTTGAGATCGACGGCCAGCCGGTGCGCGGCTTCCCTGTGAGCCGCCGGCTGTTACTCGACGAGACGACCAGCTTTAGCCTGGACGTGGCGTCGGGTGGGTTCACCGATCTGCCGGTGTCGGCGATAGCGACTAAGCAGTTCTTTTACTTGACGACCGACCAGGTAACAACGTTTCAGTTTGGCAACGGCGCAGCGGGCAACATCCAGGTGTCGCCAGGCGGCTTCCTGCTGCTTGTCGACGGCACGGTAGCGACGGACATCGAGGCGAACCCAAGCGTCAGCGCGGTTATTGACGGCCACGTCGGGGGCACCTAGCCGTGGCGCGTCGGATCGAGCGCCATCCGACTGAGCGGCTCCCCGAGTTACGCCGTTCAGGGGCCCGGGACGGTCGCCTCGTCGGTTGGCTCCAAACTGAGGTCACCGCTGCATTTTCGGCGCGGCATCCGCTCGAAAATGCGTGGCGCGAAGCCCGGCGCCAATACGAGGGCATTCCGCGGCTCGCATCGCGGAATTCGCCGATCCCGAACGCGCCGAACATCGAAATCACCATCGGCGCTACCTCCGTTGATACGCTGTACGCCCATGCCATCGATGCGCTGTTTACGGCGTCGCCACTCCTCGTGGTACGCCCGACCAACGAGCGGTGGGTCGAGCACGCTAAAGCGATGCAGACGTGGGTCAACTGGATGGCCGCGAACGAGCTGCGCATTCGGCATGCCGTTGGCAACGCCTTCCTCGACGACGTCCAACTCGGCACCGGCGCCTACTACATCCCGTTCGTCGAGCGCATCCGCAAAACTGATATTGTGCGGGTGACGGAGCGGCACCCCGAGATCATTCCGATCGCCCCCGAAAACGTGCTGCTGAGCGCCACATCGAGGGGCGATCTGCAAGAAGATCGCTGGGTCGGACTCCGCTTTTTCTATACGGCGACCGAGGTGGCGGACCGGGCGCGCGACAACCCGGAGTGGGACGTCTCGAAGTCTCAGCCCATCGCCCAGGTTGACTGGCTGCGGCAGCAGCGCGAAGAGATGGCGCACATCCGGGGCGGTCTGAGCGCGGCGAAGGAGCTATACGAGTTCGTCGACATCTACTGCTACTACGACTACAACGAAGATGGCGAGTACGAAGACCTGCTCGTCACCTACGATCGGGTCGGCAATCGCATCGTCGCGCTCGGCTTCAATCCGTACGACCGGCGCCCCATCGAGATGATGCGCTACCAGCCGCGTGCGCACCTCCCGTACGGTCTGGGCGTCATGGAGATGATCCGTCCCTACCAGGAGGAAGTGACGGAGATCCATAACCACAAAGTGCTGAACTCGCTGCTCGCCAACTCGCGCATGTACGTCGCCTCGACTACGGCGGGCGTCACCGAAACCATGGAGGTGTGGCCGTCCAAGGTGGTGCTCGTCAACGACGTCCACCAGTTTTCGGCGCTCCAGATGGCCGATGTCAATCCGCAGTTGAGCGTGTTCGAGCAGGCGGGGCTCGCGCTGGCGGAGCAGCGCGTTGGGCTGCGGGGTGAGCTGTCGCTACTGGCACGCGGTGGCAACCGCACTCCGGCGACGACAGCGTTGTCGCTGCTGCAGCAGGCAAACCGCCGTTTTACCCCGGCTTTCGACGAGATGCGCCTCGGCACAGGTGCTGCAGTGCGTCAGGCCATCTGGCGGTATAGCGAGCGGGTCAAGGCGCGTGGCGACGACTTTACCGACCTGCTCGATCACTTCGCCGATGTGCTCGGCCCGGCCGACTCGCTGCTGCTGATCGAGCTGCTCACGGAGCCCGATTTCGAGGATGACGTGAGCGTCGAGTTTACGGTGGCGAGCGCGACGGTGAGCCGCGAAGCCGACCGGCAGAACGCGCTCTTGCTGGCTAACTTCGTGTCGCAGAGCAACCAGCGACTGCTGGAATTGATGGGCGTCGCCACGAACGAGCAGTTGCCGGAGGCCCTGCGAAAGACGGCAATCGAGGCCGTTCGGGTCGAGAACGAGACGCGCGACCGGCTGCTGCGGACGTTCGATCAGGTGCGCGATCCGCAGCGCTTCATCCCCGACGTCGAACCGCAATTGCGGGCGACCGAGGCGGAGATCGAGCAAGACAAGGCGCTGGGAGCTGCGCTTGAGGGCATGCTCGGCGGCGGGGCGCCGGCGCCGGTGGCACCGCCGGCTGTACCAGGGCTGGTACCCGGTGTTGCGTAAAACGTCGTTTGGGTACGGTTGACGACCGCCTATGTCAGAAGCTACGGTCTGGATTGAGGCGCTGCGTGCCTCGGGCACGGTGTGGGACGCCTTCAAGGCGGACCTCGAACGGCGGATCCAGGGCGAGTTGGCCGGGCTGTTGCGGGTGAGCGGCGAAGACCTACTTGTGCAGAAAGGCGCGGCGCTTGGACTTCAACGGTTCCTCGATGACGCGATGAAGGTGGAGCGGGAGGAGAGGCATGTCGCTATTCGGCAAGAAAGAGACACCGCCGCCGGCGTCAGCCGTCGCTGACGCTGCGCCGCCGCCGGCCGCCAGCGACAGCGCGCCGCAGCCGGCGTTCGCCAAGGCCGACGACGTCACGGCGTTGCGCGACCAGGTGACGCAGCTCACGGACACGATTTCGCAGCTTCGCGGCGCCCTTGAATACGCGGCGGCGCGCCCCCAGGCAGCGGTGGCGCCGATACCGGTGCCGGAGCTGCCAGACGTCAGCGACGACGAGATCAATCAGGCGATCAGCGACGAACGCAACCCGGCACAGGCGATTCGCAAGCTGGCGGAGCGGATGTCAAAGCAGACGGAGGCGCGGCTAGTGCGCGAAGTCGAGCAGCTCAAGGTTACCGGGCTGACGTCGATTGCGAAGCTCGCTGAGCAGCAGATTGCGACGTCGCTTCCGCACTTCAAAGAGTACGAGAAAGAGATTCGAACGCTCATGCAGAGTGTGCCGCAGACGTCGCAGGCCGACCCGGAAGCGTGGCGCCTTGCCTACCACACCGTCCTCGGTATGCACGCGGACGAGCGAGAGCGTCGGGCTGCCGAGGCGGCGGTGCGCCAAGCACGCGAAGCGGCGGCAAAACCCAATCTGCCGTCGCAGAGCGGTGCTACGACCGAGGACGGCGCGCGGCTAACGACGCCCGAAGATCTGGGCAACACGGAGTGGCTGGTTGCGAAGGGCATGACACCGGACGGCTTCGTCAAGGCTCTGGGCAAAGGCCGTCGAGGCAAGGCCTACAAAGACTGGGCCGACTACGTCGGCAGTGTGAAGCCGGTGATCGAGGACGAGAAGCTGCGCCCGGATGACGGCGCAACCTTGGGACCGCGGGCGGCGAGGTGGTAACGATGGCGAGCGGCGCGGCACGAGCAGCGGTAGTCAAGAAGATCGAGGCGGCGGAATTGCCCCCGGCCGGCGACGCGCGACGGGATGCGCTCAAGCAGCGCGCCGACGTGTTGCAGCAAGAGGCGGATGCGCTGGCAGCAGAGCTTCAGGTCGGCGCGATCGCGCCGGAGGCTCTCGATCCGTCGAAAGTGGAGCGCGAGGTTCTGCGGGCCACCAACGCCGAGGGCGAGGTGTGGGTTTCGAAGGCGCTCCCCGAGTACCGGTACTGCTGGGTCTATCGCGATCCGTACAACCGGTTCGGCGGCCGCTTCATCTACGCCATGAAGGCCCTGGGGTGGGAAGTCGTCAAAGGCGACGCCCCGGAGGCGCGAGAGCACGAAGAGGGGCCCAGTCGAGAGCGGTGGGTCGCTGACTGCCTGCTCATGCGGATCCGTAAGGATCACTGGAATGCGCTACAGCTCGCCGACAGAAAGAAGCGGCTGCTGCAGCAAGAAGGCATCGACGCGACGCTGCTCGCGGAAGCGGACCGCAGGGGTGTGCGCGTGCGCGACCTCGCCACGGATCCGCAGTTGCAGCGCATGACAGGCATGTATCCCGATCAGCGGTCGCCGCAGAAGCGTATTGCCAGCACGAAGGATCTCAGGCGCGAGTTCGCAAAGAGCGTCGCGCGTGACGCGATGACGCAAGCGCTCAAAGATGGTACGGTGCCCGGCCTCGCTGCCGGCGCCGCTCGGAGGTAAGTAAATGGCGTTGACTGTTAACGGCGCACGGTCGCTGCGTGTCACGAAGGGCTTGGGCACGCACAGCCACCCGATGATTGCCTTCCGGGAGGCTGCATCGCAGACCTTCAAGAAGGGCTGCCCCGTCGTGTTTACGTCGGGCGGTAGCACCGTCGAAGAGGACACGACCGATCCGCAGCCAATCGTCGGTGTGGCGGAGCACGACGCGAGCGGCACGACGAATGCGAACGTGCTGGTGTCGCCGGCATTCCCGGGCGTCCAGTTCGAGGGCATCCTGGGAAACGGCGATCTCACCGACTACACGCTGGCGGCGGCCGATGTTGGCGACCTGTATGGACTGGCGCGCGACGCGACCAACCTTGGGTGGTTCGTGGACAAGCAAGACACGACGAATGTCCGCGTTCGCGTGACCGGACTCAAAGATCCAGCGGGCACCGTAAACGGGCGTGTGTATTTCACTTTTCTGACGGTTGCTGTCATCGGCGGAACGACGACGCCTATTTCGGCACTGTCGGCTGCGTAAAGGAGTAACTGTCAATGCCTGTGAATACCGGAACGTTTGCTGCGTTCCTGACGCCCGACCTGTGGCGTGTGTACGTTGAGACGGGCCGCGAGCGCCCGCTTGAGTATCCGCTGTTCCACAACGTCGAGGACATGCCGTGGAACGGAGTCACCGACCGGCAGATCGCCGGGCTGGCAACGCTCGATTCGATGGGCGAGGGCGACCAGTTCCCGCTCGACGAGCCGATCAACGGCAACACCGTCACCTACGATGCGGAGATCTTCGGGAAGGCGGTCGAAATCACCTTCCCGATGTGGCGGGACGATCAGTACGGCGTGATCCGAGAGCTAACGGCCGAGCTGGCGCGGTCATCGCGCAACAAACAGGAGGTCGAGGCGTGGAGCGTGCTCAATAACGCCTTCGACAACGCCTTCCCCGGCTTCGATGGTGTGAGCCTGTGCAACACGGCGCATCCCCGCCTCGGTGGTGGCACCTCGGCTAACCGCCCTTCGCCGGACGTTGGCCTGTCGACGCTGGCGATCCAGAACGCGGTCATTCGCTTCTACAACATGGTCGACGAGCGGGGGCTGCCGAGGCTGTTTGCGCCGACGCAGGTGCTCGTGGCGCCGGACAACGTGTTCCTCGCCCGCGAAATCCTTGGGTCGAGCGGCAAGCCGTTTACGGCTGACAACGAGCAAAACTCGCTTCTTAGCGAGGGCCTGCGGTGGATGGTCGTGCAGTACTTCACCAGCGCGTCGCAGTGGTTCGTGAGCGCGGCGCAAGGGCAGCACGACATTCAGTTTCTCTGGCGGGACCGGCCGATCTTCGACGTGTTTGACGATCCGTGGTCGAAGAACGCCGTAGCGACGGTGTACCAGCGCCACACAAAGGGCTTCGGTTCGTGGCGTGGGATCGACGGCAGCCGGCCGTAACAATCTGGAGCGATACTCCTGGGAGATAGGGGTACACAACTATGGGACACGGCGCAGGTTTCCGGGGGCCGCTTCGCTACCGAAAGCAGGGCGGACAACTAGACGAGGCCCTTCTCGCGCACGTTGACGCGCTCTCGATTGTCGGCGGCGACACCGAGCATACGCGCGTCTACGGGTTCTCCGAAGATTTCATCAACCCGTTCGTGGTTGATACCGGCGGAAGCACCGCATCCACCGATCCGCTCTTCGGCATCACGGCGCTCAGCAACTCTGCGGATCCGGCTTCTGTCGCATTCCGCGACGTAGCCGGCGGTGTGCTGCGCGCTACGACGTCGGCCACGACGCCCGCCGACAACGACGCCGTGCTCGTCAAGATCGGTGCCGGTAACTTTGCATACTCCACGACGAAACGAGTGTGGTGGGCCGCCCGCATTGCACTCCAAGACGTCAATTCCGGCGAGTGCACTGTCGGCCTCGTCAATACGGGGTATTCGCCGGGCGACCCCGCTACGCTGCCGACAAACGGCCTCTTTTTCACGAAGGCGGCGACGGCGACAGACTTCACGTTCCATGCGCGTAAGTCGGACACGAGCACAACCGTCGCGTCCGTTATCGGCTCGGCGCTCGCCGATGACACGTTTGTAGAGTTAGCCTTCCGTGTGGAGGGTGGCGTCGTCTCCGTGTTCGTGAACGGCACAAAAGTAAGCACGGGCATCGCCTCGGGAGATGCCAACCTGCCGCTAACGTCTACCGCGCTTCAGTCGGTGTGCCTGGTCGGAACGGACGTCGCGGCCACGCGCTACATCGACGTGGACTTTGTGCTTGCAGGTGAAGAGCGGTAATGCGTAGCGTCGTCGAACAACGGCTGGCAGACTTGCGCTTCTCGCTTGAGCAGGTAACGCAGCAGTACCACGCGCTCGATGTGCAGCGCGCGCAGCTCCAATCGACGATCCAACGTCTGACCGGCGCGTGCGCTGCGCTTCAGACGGTCCTTGAAGAGATGCCCGTCGCTAACGGGCACGATACAACTTCGCGCGACGCGCCTGCGTCATAAAGGGGGCGCGTAATGCGCGCGTCTATCGACGACGTCGCACGTAGCGCCCTCGCCTCCCTCGATACCGACGCCGGCTTTCTGCGGGCTGTCGGCTGGGCCTCCGATCGGTTCCACGAGCTGGCGACGAAGCTGCGCCTGCGCAGCCTGCGCCGCATCGCCCAGATCACGCTGCCGGCAACCATTAGCGACGGCACCGTCACCGTCAACCGCGGTGACTTCGTAGTCACTGGCGACGCGACGGCGCAAGCAGCGTGGAGCGACGACCTGATCGGCCGCTCCATCCGTGTTCGTACGGTCTGGTACGACATCGCCGGCGTCGTTCGCAGCGGCGGCACCACCTCGCTTCAGTTAGCGACGGAGTTCACAGAAAACGACGCCTCGGCGACGACATACAAGGTTATTCAGCGCCGGGCTCGCTTGTCGGGCGAAGCGAAGCACCTCGGCAAGTTCGTGCACATGCGCTTCCGGCGCGAGATTGAGCAGGTGCCGCTGACACAGCTCGACGTGCTTGAGCCGGACCGCCTCATCACGAATGCCGCCGGCCCGTGGTACGCGGTGGAGGTTGGCGCCGATCCCGCTGACGGTGTGCGCGTCATGGAGTTCCACCCGTACCCGACGCAGGCAGAAACGATCCACTACGTCTACTGGCAGGATCCGCCGGTGATGCGGCCGGGCGACCTGTTGCCGAACGGCATCGACGTATACGCCCTGCGCGAAGGCGTGCTCGTCGACTTGATGCGATACGAGATGAGCCGTGCTCTGGCAGCGGGCGCCATCGAGAAAGCGGCGGTGTGGCGCAACGACTACCGCACGCAGGTGACGCAGTGGGAGAAGACGCTCACGGACGTGCAGCGTGCCGACCACGGCCAAGATGACGTGACGCTCATCCTGCGGAGCCCGGCGTTCCCCGACGAGCGACGGTGGTTCCGTAACGATTCGGCGCGCACCGAGATCTGGATACGAGGGGACCGGCCGTGACCTGGTTTGTCGCCGGTGTCGCCGTAGCGTACGTCGCTGCCATCGTCGCGGCGGTATGGATCGTAGTGCGTGCGGGGCGACGCCGTGGCGGGTGATGGTGCTCGTGTGGTGGGCCGCGCTTGGCTTCGTCGGTGGCGCTGTCGTGATGCTCGGCATCGCACTGTGGCTGGCGCATCGCCTGATTAGCGGCGGCGGACGTGAATGAATGGCCGATTCATCGGCACTGATAGACGAGCTGTCGCGCCGGCTGCGCGACCCCAACAACACGCGGCACAGCCGCGCCCTCGTCAATACCGTGCTAACGCAGTGCCAGCGCGTCGTCAACCTGCACTTCGCAGACGTCGTCGTATCGGCGTCGTTTACGCCGACGAGCGGGCGCACGCTCTACCGCACTTCCGAGATAGCCGCCAACGTCGCGCGTATCGCCGCAGTCCGCCAGGAGGATCGCGACCTGCACGAAGTGCCCTGGCCGAGCCTGGTGCATTCCGATGCACGGTGGTACCGGCGCATCGGACCTCGGCACGAGCTGTTTGCGCGCATCGGCGGCTCGCTTTTCGCGCTCTACCCGGCGGTCGCGGTACCTGCCGCCGTTAGCATCGATTACGTGAGCGTGCCCGCCGATCTCGCGGACACGACCGGCGATGTCGTGATTGACACGGAGTTGCTGCCGCTGTTGCTCGATCTGGGCGAGCTGGTGCTGACGGCAAAAAACCGCGACTTTGTGCGAGGGGCCGATCTTGCGCCGCGGGTGCAGCAGGCTTTTGGCGTGAGTTGATGGCAAAGGCCGACGTTACCTCGTTGGTGTCGCAGCTTGCGACGGGGCAGTCAGACGCGACGGCCGTCTCGTCGTACTACGACCGCATCGTGCAAGAGCACGGTCGAAGCCGTGGGACGCTCACCGATGCCGCGTTCGTGGCTATCGTTGCAGGTACGTCCTCGTACGCTCGGCCATCCGCGGCGCTGTCGATGTTGGCCTTCTTCTACGACGACCTGTGGCTGTTCCGCGAGCGCAAGCAGGGCGTTGAGCAGGTCGACGACCTGTGGCGCGTACGGCGGGGCGAGCCTCGCGCCGTCATGGTTGACGATCAGTCGAGCGCCACGTTCTCGTTGGTGCCGGTGCCGTCGCGGAGCGGCGCAACGATCGGTGTGTCGACGCCGTTCTCTGGGGCGTTCCCGAGCGACAACGTCACCGTCATCTATGCCGCTGCGCCCGTCGACGTGCACCCGTGGGAGGAGCTGGCGCAGACGTGTGAGATCCTTGCGCGGGAGTTCGGGCGTGATAGCGAGCATGCGGACGAGCAGAGCCGGGTGGCGTGGCGGCAGCTCGCGACGCTGCTGTGGCTGATTGTGGATCGAGTGAATGGCACGAATCCTTCACCTGCATAGAGACGCGCCGGTCCGCGGCGACGACGTCAACCGGCAGTTGGCGCTGCTGCAGCGCCAGCTCGACGAGCTGCAAAGCGCGTTTGACGGCCTGCGGAGCGGGCGTCTCGCCTTCGCCGGCAACCTCAATCTGAACGGCTTCCGCGTCAC